TTAATTACTCGCTAGCAAATCAGTATTGTTGGTTTCTTGCCGTTCGTCTCGCTGCTCGTAATCAGGCCGAGTATAAAAGGGCTTGCATGTAATAACTTGGATATATTCTTGGAACTTAACAATGGCAGCACAGTGATTAACTGAACGAACAACGAGGCCAATATTATCTGGATAGAATACTTGCCCTGTCTTGGCATTGCTAAATGAGTAAGTGTATTGCGTAAAATCCTGAAAATGCGTAGCTGTGGAGCCATCAATATAAACGTCTGCCAAAAGGTCACTAATACGAGAATCAAATGACTGTTGTTTATTGACGGGTTGAGATTCGCTTGTATTAGCAGGAGTTGAAGAGGACTCAGTTTTTACCGTCTCCTCAGGTTCTGCGCCCCCAAGGAAGGAAGCAAAAAGCGGCGTTTGAAATAGTCCAACAACGCCAGCAAGAAGCATAATGAGCGCGAACGCGCCGAGCTTGAGCGCCTTTTTCATAGAGGCAGAAAGGCCGACTTTCTGAGTATGGTCAATCGAGCTGAGATAAAGGCCATAATATTTGTTATCACGCCGAACCTTTTCAGAACCTACACGAACCAAATCCGCTTTTGATGAAGGATCAAAAAGGTTGTTGGAGTGAAAGCGGTTCAGCCACTCACCACCCAAGAATTCAAAGTGAGTGTAGTGCGCAATACGGCGGCGAATGAACTGGTCAACGTCTCGGAAATCTTGAGAAACGTAAACAAGGTTTTGCGCATTGTGTCGATGCGTAGCAACGAATTGAACGTCTGGCGTTGGGTCTTTTGATGATTGTCGAGTAGGCCAGATGTTTTGGACTTCATCAGCAAGAATGACAGAGCCAGAGGGCAATTCATGAATTTTAGTTGGGTCATCAAAACGATTCCAAGAGAGGCCAAGCGACTTGATAACATCTCCGGTTAATTGCTCTTCCTCAAGTTTGAGAACGCTCAAAGCTTCATTAAACAAATTAAGGCGATGCTGAGACGCGACACGCTTAAACCAAGTGACCCAAAGCGTTACAGGGTCATGCTTGCTGTACTCAAAACCCAAATAAGGGAAGTCGTCAAGAGTAGCAAGGCGGCGCTCTTGGTCAATTTGTAAGAGCTTTTTCTTTAACGCTGTATTGTGCTGATTAGCAGGATAGTAGACACCATAAAGCCAACCCTCGAATGAGTTGCAAGCATCGAAATCAAGCAATAGAACACGAATGCCGTGGTAATAAATAGGGCACGTAGCAAAGTTGTCGTTCTCGATAATGAACTTAATAGCGTTGAGTGTTTTGCCCGTACCTGGTGAGCCGCTGAATCCATGTAACATACATCACCTATAAAGAGTTAGGGTCAGAAGGACGGCGCCAAGAAGCGCGGTAGCCTGTAGCATTCATCATTCCGCTAAGAGTGAATGAGAAAACCATGCAAGTTAGAAAAGCGTTGAAAGCTTCGGGAAAGCCAGAAAGAGCAACGATTGCAGCAATATCAGCAGATAAACCGTTGGCTGAGTTTTGAGCATAATTAACTAGCTTATCTATGGCCAAAGACATTCCAGAATAAGCGACAAGTGAAAAGCCGAGAGAGACGGCAATATAACTCACCAGACCACGCACAATTGAAGGAATAAGGGGAACTACAACAGTCGCCAAAAAGACAATGAGATATTGCATTAGAACACTCCTTGTTGACGGCCAATTAAGCCGATGCCAGATATCCAACCAAATAAAATGATAAGAGGTGCGAAGCGCTCAACAGCCGCGCATAAATCTGAAAGAGGAACAGAAACCGTTGTTTTAACGTAAATATCAACGGCGATTTCATAATCAGCAGGGCAACGGCCAGTGAGCTTTAAACCAGCACCATCAAGATATTTAGTATCAATTTTAGAGAGGTCGATTTGTTCATCTTGAACAATGGCCTTAACGTTATCGACAGTCGTTATTTTCTTGAGAGCAGTTTCGAACTGTTTAAATTCAGTCTTCAAACAATGCTCTTTAAATTGAATTTCAGCAGAAAGGCACTGAATAACATCGCCTTTACATTGAAAGGTTTCCGCTTCGCAATCGAATGAGGCGACAGCACCGGAACAGTCCTCACCATCGGGGCAATAGTCACCACCGCCATCACCACCACCACCGCCAACAGGTTTATCATTGATAGCTTTTGTTAGGTTTTTAATGCCAAGGATTAGCTTATCATTGGCCTTATCGACATCTTTATTTTGAGTCGTAATTTCATCGAGAGTGACCTCAAGTGTTTTCTGAATGTTCTCAAGCGTTTTATTGGCTGTATTGAGCTCGTTAACGACACCTTTATTAGATTCTTCCTCAAGGTTAGGGTTATTGGGGTCAGGCGAGGTATCAGGGTTCGGAGGCGTTAAATTATCACCGGGCGTGGGTCTGGATTCGGGCTAGGTGGTTCAGGGTTCGGGTTCTCAGGGTCGGGAACGGGTTCAACAGGTTCTTGGTCTGAACAGGTTTCATTAGAGCACCAACCAGAAGTAACACCCTCAGTATAAGTACACTCAGTTCCAGTATATTTGGCATCACCATAGCAGCGGTCTGAATCTGAAAGACAACCAACGTCTTTTGTGCCAGAAACAACACAACCGGATGGCATACAAGCATTTTTGCCAACAACAGTAGAACCAAGTGTAGATTGACGCCAGTCTAACTCAACAACGGGTTGACGTTCACCGAGAATGTCACAACGATTTTTGGGTGTAATACATTGGCTAGTGACTGGATCCCAAACATCAGGCGCAGTACAGCGAGCGTCACAAGTATTGGTTTCAGGGTTTAGTATTTGATCTGAATTGCATTCGGGTGGCAATGGTTCACAAGTAGTAGATGGATAGACAATATGATAACCAGATTCACATGAACGAGTAGGGATGAAAGCATAAAGGATTAAAGATAAAGAGGTAATGTTAGGCTTAAAATCATGCGGCTTACATTGAATAACGTTATCATAAAAATAAATAACTTCTGGATTTCTAGATTTAAAAAGAGATTTAGAATCTGAGATATAAGAATCACAAGATTGATTTAGTTCTAAATTATATGAATTCTCGTAAGAATACCAATAACCATCGGAAGAGAATGAACTCGCACTAAACAAAAAACAAAACGCCAAAAATAACTTAATTACAATCCGTGTATAAATACGCATAAAATCACTTGCCCCAATGCAAAATGGAAAAACCAAGAAACATTAAAACGATGATGTAAGTATCTAAAGTTATTCCCATATTAAAGTCCTCAATAAAAAGGGGGCATAGTTGCCCCCGATGGTGTGCAAGCGAAGGGGCGTTATTAGACGCGAGTAGCGGTGATTTTTGACCACACCTTTTTAAGGTTATCAAGGCCGAGGTAAGCAGCGCCAAGAGCAGCAACAGCAACCAGAGCGCCAGCAACATAACCAACGCCCGCACTAACATCGATTTCACCAGCGGCGAAAGCAGCAGGAGCCATCATTGATGCAGCCAGTACAACAGTTTTGATATTTACGATTTTTGTAACTTTCATAATATTTCCCTCCTTGGGAATGGTTTTGATTTTTGCGCTATTGGCGCAGTTTCTTCCAAACATAACAAGCGGCCAGAAATAAAACTGAATGAGGAGCTAATTCCTGAAACTCTTGCAATGTTAGATATTGCGGCATCAGCTGTTGAAGTGACACCGATGTAAAACCAGTTGGACAAGTGTTATTAATAATTTCACTGTCACAGACGAGAACATACCGCATTAGGACACCTTGATATAAACCCAGACGCCGCAAACGCAAACGGCAATAACAAATACAATTCCAATTGCAATAGCGGTATGAATTCCCATGATTTAAATCCCTTATTTCAAACTAGCGGCGAAATGCTTTTTAATTTCTTCATCCACCGGAATGAGTTCTGTAACAATTGCACCTGCTAACGGGTCATTAGGGTCAATTTCAAGGTGCAGTTGATATTCACGGCGCGGAACTAGCGCGCCAGTTCGCTCTAATTTGAGCGCATAATCTAAATCAATTCGCAAAGGTTGATCCCATTGGGGATTAACATCGCCAGATTCGCCAATGGTGCGACGACGGAATTTTTCAGTTTTGATTTCACGCAGAGAGCGAGAAATATTTAGCTGAGCACTTTCACCACGGGCAGAGTTCCAAGTGATATCCATGCCAAGAACAAAGACAGGTTTTGCCATTTTTAAGTCTCCAGAATATGAGTAACTAATTTCCCGTAGGTATCGGGGAAAGTGAATTTCGTTCCATCACGAACGAGTGAGCCAATTACGGTATTAACGTCACCGTTATGGAATTCGATTAAAGAGTTGAGAATCTTGCCGTACTGGCGGCGCATCCAATGGGCTTGAGTAAGCAAATCCAAGGCAGCACGTTTAGTGGGCTGCGGCTTAGTGTTAAAGCTTGGAGCGACAGAGATAGACGCAGAGAAATCATTGATAGAGGTAAACACTCCGGCAGGGTCAAGGAGTACGTCTATATCCCATTTTTTAAGCTCGACTTCTGAGCGATACCAGAGAAGGCCAGTGTTTGCGAGGTTCTGCTCAAGCGCTTTATTGTAGATACGCCAGTAGATTCGAGAAGTACGAGAGCCAACAGAAACTTGCTCTTTTGCGTAGACTTTTGAGCCGTTCGCATCGATGCGAGAAACAATGTAATCTTCATGCAGTACAGGAGAAAGACCACGGTTTGAGGTGCGAAACGCGCCGTCATACCAAGCTTTTTCAGCATAGCGGCAGTCAAAAAGACCATCGAAATCGTCATAGGCCAAGTCAACACGGGCTAGGGTAGTCACGCCCAAAACGTTATAGAGCCAATCGTGAAGAGCATAAGCGCGAGTGCGAGAAAACAAGTGTTTGCAACCCGTACCGTTAATCTGAAAGTGCACGGTGTCATTGTTGCCGCCGATACCCACAAAGCCGCAGAAATCCTCACCGTTTGGAGAGTTGAGTTTCATCGACTCGTTATAGAACTGGAAGCCAAGGCCGCGAGGCGCAGAGAGCGACAAACCAAGCACAGAGGTAGTAAAAACGCGCAAGCACTGCTCAAGATAATCTCGATAACAAGCATCAAAAGCATCTTGATAAGCTTGGATATCCTCATAACTCTTGCATAGCGTAGGGTTGAAAATAGGCGCAGTCGGGAAGCGAGGCGCAGTAACAACACGCTGTAAAAGAGGCTTGTTTTTAATGACTTCGCCTTTAATTTGAGGGCGCAAAGTCACAATGTGCTTGGTTTTGTGGTCGTTCTTAACGGACGCCAAATCACCAAAAACTTGACTACAGTGACGCAAGTTTTTGAGCGAGAACGTGAAGCACAGATAATCAATGTGTACGCCGTGGCTCTTGTGTGGGATTGCTGTTTGCTTAGAAGTCATCGAAAACCCCCAAAGCAACACGCTCTTGATAGGTGGTGTTAGTGATTGAAACGAATTCGTAACTAGAGAATTCAGTAGAAGCCCAAGACTCAAGAAGTGACATTGATTTGAATAAGTCCCACTCATCACAGCCTTTGACTAACACGGAAACCGTGTAGTCTGGCAGCAAGTCGTAGTAGATGATTTGGGAGTCTTGAGCGCGCATGATTAAGCACCTAAGCGAGCATTAACAGCGTTAATAAGACGGCGAGTCATTTCGCAGTCAGCCAAAGCGCGATGAGCCGTTAAATCAGAAGTATCAACGTCTTGCTGATAGCAAGCGTTGGTTAAACGCTGAAAACGGGGAGTAACATCATTGCCGCACAAAGAGCCGTAGAAATTAGCGTACCAACGCATAACACAAACGCCACCGCCGAAAAAGTGAACAAGGTTAGCAACTGGATAGCCAAATGGGCGTAGAGACTGCGCAAACATGCGATAGTCAAAATCAAGGTTGTAAACGTAGATAACTGAGTCAGATAAATAACCTTTGATATCGTTCCAGACCTTATCAAAAGTAGGCATATCAATAACCATATCGTTAGTAATGCCGTGGATTGCAGTAACCTCAGGAGAGATTGAGCATAAGGGGTTAACAAGACTGCTATAGAGCTTGATGCCCGTTTGAGCATCGATGATTGACACCTCTAAAATGCGAGCGTCAGAGTCAAGACCTGTAGTCTCAGTGTCCAAAATGATTGCGTTGTCTAGATTGAGTGCTTGCATGATAACCACCTTACTGGTTGAGCGACCGCCAAGGGGGCTGATGTAAGGTCAGGTATCCCAAGGCGGTCTAATGTGTTACTAACCAAATTTGGTTAAAGCGTACTTACCAAAATTGGTTAATGCAATACACCGAAACTGGTTATTATTGCGCTACTATTAGAAAAACGGAGGGATAAACATGTACCAAAGCGAACTACTAAACGCGTACAAAAACGCGCAAAAGTACGTACAAGACAAGCAAATAGCTATGGATATGAACATACCACAGCAAAGAATCAGCGATTTCAGAAAAGGACGCCGCTATCTAACTGATGAGCAAGCAATTTTTCTAGCTGAATCAGCAGGAATTGACCCTGAGATTGCTTTACTTGGTTTACATGCAGATAAGAACGAAAACCCAACAATAAAGGCGTATTGGGAACGCATTGCAAAAAAGTATAACGGGCTAGGTTTACAAGGATTATCAATGGCTTGCGGTGCATTGGTGTTAAGCTATGACGCCCATAGTGAGGCTATCTTTAAGTGC